TTCCAAACACCAGTGGGGCAGAAGTAACAGGTACAGCCCGCGTGGATTTTCTATCCAACGGCTTCAAGTTGAAGGCCACTGGCGGCGCATCACCCAACGGCTCCGGTGTCACCTATGTGTACGCCGCTTTCGCCGAAAACCCCTTCAAGTACTCCCTTGCCAGATAAGGAAACAAATTATGTTCATGCTTAACGACAAACCAATCTCTCCTGACTCAGCTTTTACAACTGCTAACGGTATTCAATACCCAGCTAACTGGATTCGCCTAGCAAGTCCAGAGGAACGAGCCGCAATTGGCATCACTGAAGTGCCTGACCCTGTTCGTGCTGATGACCGCTATTACTGGGATGGCGACATCAACAATCCCAAACTCTTGGATGACCGGGAAGAAGTGGATGAGAATGGTCAGCCCATGTATGTCAAGGTGCTGGACAACTCAGACCCAGCAAACCCAATGATGGTGGATTCTGACAAGCGTCTTGTCACCAAAGGACTCAAGAGCAACACCATTGCACAGATTAAACAAACTGCTGGCTCTATGCTGGCACAGACTGACTGGATGGTGGTAAGAGCCGCAGAAGGTATTAAGCCTGCCCCGGCTGATGTGCTGGCAAAGCGTGAGGCAATTCGTGCTGCTTCTAACGCCAATGAAGCTGCTGTGCTTGCTTGCACTACCGTGGCTGAACTTGCTGCTTTGCAAATGACATGGCCTGCTGAGTAAGAACATGGAAAAGACCATTGAAGAACGACTAGACGAAATCTTGGATGAACTTCGCAAGATTCACACAGGCTTTGCTAAAACTCCGGGTGGAGAGATTGACTTCGATGGTCACCGCAGGTATCACGAGTCCATGATTGCAGCAGCAACAGCACAAGAAACATTCTGGCGTGAGATGAAGCTAGAGATTGCCAAAAAAGGTGTGTGGGGACTGCTGGTCATCATCGTTGGCCTGATTATTGTAGGCATCTCTGCAAAGCTGGGGGTTTACGGAAAATGATTGATCCAGTCTCAGCCCTTGCCGCAGTACAGAGCGCCGTTGCTCTGATCAAGAAGGCATCTGCCACGGTGGATGATGTTGCCTCGCTGGGGCCAATGATTGGTAAATACTTTGAGGCTAAACATACCGCCACCAAGGCAGTCCAGCAGGCTAAGAAGTCCGGTGGCTCTGCAATGGGTAAGGCTATCGAGATTGAACTAGCCTTGAAAGCACAGAGAGACTTTGAAAATGAGCTACAAGGCTTGTTCTTTAGCACTAACAACATGGATGTGTGGCAGAACATCAAGAAGCGAGCCAGCGAAATGGAAGCAGCCAATGCAGTGCAGGCTCAGAAGGACAGCATTGCTGAGGCAAAGCGCAAGCGCAAAGAAGAAGAACTGAATGAGTTGATGGTCGCCGCCGGTGTGCTGATTGTGTTTGCAATCTTCATTGGTTGGGCGGCATGGGAAGCAATTTCGTTCTGCTCGGCTACAGGCTGTGGACGGTGAGACTCAAGGATTTCTTGACCAAAGAGATCATTGATGGTTTCAAACAATGGTTCAAGTTGTGCTGCTACGGGATGGTTTTCATCTGGTTCTTGGACATCATTTCCAAATTGCCAAATGAACTGGCTGTGCCAATCATGGATTCTGTAATGAGCAGATTTAAGTGAGGACTTTATGCTGACGCTACTATCTACCCTAATCTCTTTCCTGATGGGCGGCTTGCCCAAGTTGCTGGACTTCTTTCAGGATCGTTCAGACAAAAAACACGAGATGGAACTTGCCCAACTTCAGATTCAGCGGGAGATGGAGCTAAGAAAACTTGGTTTCGAGGCGCAAGAACGGGTAGAACACATAAAGACCGAGCAGCTTGAGATTGAAACCAAGTCAAATGAAAAGCAAAGTTTGATTGCTGCCCAAACCGCAGAGATGCAAATGGTCTATGCCCATGATATGTCATTGAATGAAGGCACTTCGCAGTGGGTCAAGAACATGAGAGCATCGGTTCGCCCGGTGATCACCTACGGTTTCTTTTTCCTGCTGGTTGGCATTGACTGTGCTTTGATTTGGCATGGATTTAGTAGGGGCGTTGATTTTACTGAAATGTCAAATCAATTATGGGATGATGATACACAAGCATTGTTTGCCAGCATAATTGCTTTTTGGTTTGGTGGTAAGGCTTTTGGTAAATGAAAGTCAATGATGCTGCCAGAGCATCCTATCACTTGATCAATGCAAAGAGAGTTGCGGAGCAGGTGCAGATTCAACATTGCGAGCATCTGAAAAGCATGCGTAAGCTGGCAGACATTGAGGCTAAGAGGCTGAAAGACTTACAGGCTGATTGTGTTGCTCAAGCAAGAGAAGCATACCTTGGCAAAGACCAAAAGAACGGTCACAACATCACAATGAACCATGTGGATGTTTACGTATGACTTTATTCTTCATCTTTAATGCTTGCCCAACGTTTTCCTTTTTCAATAAGATAAATGATGGACGGGCTAACATTAGCAATAATGGACAAAGAATTGGCTGGAATTCCAAGGCGCAATGCTTTTCTAATGTGTATCACTTGTCTTTGCGTAAGTTTATGGCTAGGATGTTTTTCCCCACGCAAATCAACAAGGCCAGTATCCCATTGATGTTTGGTATTCTCTGCCAAAGAAACCCACTCAAGATTTTCTGGTCTATTGTCCGTTTTGATTCCGTTAATGTGATTAACTGTAAGGTGTGGTTTATATCCGTGTACGAAACACATTGCAATCAGACGATGAACAAAAACTTTTGGTCTTTTTCCGTCTTGCAATGTAGATACAACCAAATATCCATTTCTATTCAAAAATGGAGAAAGTTTGACAGATGGAAAATGGCTTATAAAAACCTGTTCAACGCCGTTTCTGATGCGTTTTGTCGTGCGAGTTCTGGCCTCATTCCATATGCTTCCATCTGAGTAAACAAGCCAAGAAGCGCCTTTTTCAATAACTTTTATTGGTTCCATAGTGTCAACATTATAGCAGGACATTTATACAAATGAAAACCAGTGTTAAAGCAATTGAACTAATAAAACATCATGAGGGAATTCGATATAAACCGTACAGATGCCCAGCGCGGCTTTGGACTGTGTGCGTGGGCCATGTTTTATACCCAGATCAAGGCAAAATGCCAATCGATCAAAGAGATGGTTATGCGCTTCACCCAGAAGATAACCGCACGTTTTCAAAAGAGGAAGTAGATGCAATACTTAGGTCAGACTTGGATCGCTTTGAACGAGGTGTTAGTAAACTTATCACTACCCCACTTAGCCAAGGTATGTTTGATGCTCTTGTGTCTTTTAGTTTTAATGTCGGCCTTGGGACGCTCCAAAGATCAACCCTGAGAGCCAAACTGAACCGAGGCGACAAAGAGGGCGCTGCTGAAGAACTGCTTAAGTATTGTATGGCTGGCGGCAAGATACTCAAGGGTCTCCAGAAGCGCAGGATCGACGAACGCGCTATGTTTCTTGCTTGAATCCTTCTATCACCTCAAGATGAGGTGGTGATTCTTTGTGGAAGATTCCATCAGGCGTTAAGTAACCTTTCCGATCCTTGATCTGCTCATACGCCTTTTCCAAGCACTCTGACAGGCTCACATTCTGGATAGCACACTGCATCAATAAAGTTACTACAATGTCGCCAATGGCATCCATGATGTCATCTTTGTCATTACGGTTGATGGCATCAATCAGTTCAGTTGTTTCTTCTAGCGTCTTGATTGCCTGACCCATTGGCTTACCGTTCTGGATGATGCCTCTGGCTCTACCCCAGATTTCAACTTCGTTTTCAAGGCTTACATAAGTAGGCATCAATTTCTCCTGCTAGGCAAAGAATAAGCGTCCATTGAACCGGGGCGCTTCTCGGTAATGATGTCGCCATCCCCGGTACGATAGACTGTTTTTCTCCAGTCGCTAATCATTTCGTTCCTTGCAACGCCGGGAGAATCGTAGGCTTGTCTGCCTTTAGTAGTGATGTAGTATTTGCCACCTTCCTCAAAAACATATCCGCTATTGACCAACTTTGTAAGTGTTAATTTAAACACCGGGGTGTCTCTGTCATGTGTAAAAAAATTGAGCGTTCTTGACGATGAGGCAAGACTGGCAAGGATGTTAAGTTGTTGTTTGGTTAGGTTCATTTTTGTTTTCCATGTATTTTTCAGCGCCTTTGCTGCCAGCGCGTGACTTGGTTTGATATTGCGTGATTTCTTTAGCGACAGTTGGCACTCTTTTGCGCCAGTTGAAGTCATTGTCCATTGACTTCACAATGTCTGTTCCGGGCCAGTATTTAGGTTTCTTTTTCATTGCGGGTTCTCCTCGTCAGCAAAGTCCATTTCAGGTGGGTGCGGAATGTCGTCGTGAACAATCACACCGTCTTCATCTGCTGGCAAAAACCTGCCGCACACTACGCAGTAATAGCCATC